ATCGAGAGGCCGTGACCGCCCGAAGTGGTCACAACGCCCGGCGATGCAATCGTGATCGTGACGACGCCGCTGGGCGCGCAACCAGCACCAGCCTCAAGCTTGAACTCGTAGTTCGAGCAATCCGCGATTGCCGCGCGAAGCGCAATCTGGCCAGTGTCATTCGGGTCGTACACGAACGAATTTTCCATGGCCGAGCCGGCCTTGGTGCCCTTGAACTGAACGTCAAAGCCCAGATTGATGAACGACTGCGTGACGAAATTCTGCGTGTTTCCAAGGCTGCCGAGACTGGTCAGGCCGGTGATTTCAGTCCACGTTGCACCGCTGAAATCAGCAAGTTCGACGGGGTACTTGAAGGCCACCTTGCGGCCAATGTAGAGCTTGGAACCAGAGACTGCGACGGGATCGGCCATGAGGCATAACTCCTATGCCCGGCATGGCGGGCGGTTTAACTGCCGCCACCTTAGCGAGTATTGCCCCGTTGCGCAAGATTGTTGCGTGGTCAGGAAACGAATGAAACAAAAAAGGACGCTCTAGGCGTCCTTTTGATTGGTTGGAGCCACTCCGAGGAATTGAACCCCGCTCGCCGAATTACAAAAACGGAGCATCGCCACAATGCTTGAATGGCTTGGCAATCATTGCGTCAAACCGAACTCCACAACACCCGCACGACAACAACGCGATATGCGCCTTCGACATAGGGCTGCAAGACATCAGCGTTCCGCGTGACACGCAATCGGCCCATGCACAAATCCGCCGGGAAGTGGTCTGCGATGGTTCCGCCAATCTGCATAAGCTGGACGTGCGAAACAGGGGCCGCCAGTGGCCATTGAACCGCCAGGATCAGCGTCCCTGACCGCTCATTAAGATCGGACGACACCCACCCGTTCCGGTCATTGTCATTGCGGACATCGGAAATCAGCAGGAACGGGGCCAGCCCGGCGGGCGGGGTGACAACCGCATTAGGCTCAAATCGCTGCAACACGGGATCGGTCACAAGCGTGTCGATCCGCGCCTTAAGCGAAAGCCAGTCCTGAACAGCGGTTGTGGCGGTCATCACTCAAACCTCAATTTTGAAACGACGCCCGCCAGGATTGCCGGGAACCTCGCGATATTGGCCTCATTGAAGCCGCGCCCACTTTGATTGTATGATCGCCCAAGAACGTCGGTCCCGACGAATCCATAATTCACACGATGTGCGTAGATCGCCTTGTATGATACATACGCGCTTCCATCACCCTTGGCCACCGACGATGCCGCGCGATAATCCTGCCGCACTGGCGAATTGTAGCCCGGCCCATCACGCATGATCGGGGACGCCGAAATCGTGACCGATCGAGACAGGTTGCCGGTATCGACGGGCGTAAACCCCCCGACACCCACCCGCGTTGCCATCGCATTGGCGAATGCCTCAACTAGACGTGCCGGCAGGACATTGATAGCCCGCTTCTGGCGCTTGGCCCACGCCACGGGATCGGTTCCGGTGAACGCCATTACTAGTCATCCTCTATGGGGCGCAAGGTCCAACTTGACTTGACGAGATAGTCAAGCTGGACTATGCTGAACCTGCCTTAAAAGGAGGTTTACGTGACTAAGAAAGTTTACATCAACCCGGAAATTTTGCAAGAGTTCCTGTCTTATGACCAGGACAGCGGCCTGCTGTTTTGGAAGCCGCGAGATAGAAAGCATTTTTCTCATGACAGGATATGGAAGGCATGGAACACGAAAAATGCGAATAGAGAGGCGTTCACCTCAAGAACTGACACAGGGTATAAACATGGCTCAATTTTAGGTAAGTCCGTGACAGCCCATAGAGTGGCGTGGGTTCTGTATCATGGGGACTGGCCGAAAGAGCATATTGACCACATTAACGGCATCAGGACAGACAATAGGATACATAATTTGCGGGAGGCGTCAAATGCTCAAAACGGTCAGAACTACGGTCTGACAAGCAAGAATAAATCAGGATACAAGGGAGTGAGATGGGTTCCAGAGAAAAAGAAATGGATAGCAAGAGTTTATGCATTTAATAAGATGCATCACATCGGATACTACAACTCATGCGAAGATGCGGTAGCCGCATACCGCGCTAAGGCAAAAGATTTACATGGGGACTTCTATTGCGAATAAGATTGGGGTGGGGGCTTCTCGCCCCCACCTTTCCGCTTCACCCCAACCATCTCCGCAGCCCCTAATGCTGCCTGCCTCACAGCCTCGGCAATCTGGCGGTTCTGCCACGCTTCCAATAGCTTCCGGCGGCGTTCGGCGCATGTGGGGCAGGTCATTCAAACCTCACTTTGTTGCCGTCAACCATAAACGTAACGGTGATTGTGGGAATTTGGTCAACTGATTTTATTGAGTATTCAACAGCTACGACGTTAGGCAGTTGTTCCCCATCATCACCAAATAGCATCACGGCTTTCCCGCCTGGAACGCCGCAAGCGTCTGCAATTTTAACCCAAAGCGTCCGCTTTGCCACCAAGTCAACCATCAAACCTTCTCCACCTTAGAGTATTCCGTCCGACACCGACACGAAGCATTGTGCCTAGCACCCCCACGCGGGTCGTGAGCATACCTCATCGCAGTGCCATCCGCCATGATAAAACTGGCATCGATCGGAACCGAGACGCCAGACATGCCAACGTGATCGGGACGGGCATTGATATAGATTGAACTATGCCGCCACGTCTTAGTGACGCCTCCCACAACCTTCTTCGCTGCCTCAAATTTGGCGGCCTCGGCATATTGATCGACTTCGGCCCGCGCTATATCTGTTGCGCGTTTGCGCAACATTCTTGCGGCGTACTTTCCGGTTATTTCGTCAACCTTTGCAGAAGTTAGCACGGGCGCATCACCATTCCTGGCCGCCTTTATCGCCCGTTTGATCAGCGCATCATATCGCTTGTCACGCAGCTTCTGCCCGGACAGAACGGCCCGCATTTGTTCTGGATCGCCGGATAGCAGGCGTTCACGCATACTCTCGACATAGGATATTTGCGGGCGGGACAGCCCGATGATGGGTTTGATTTCCCGGATGATCGCGCGGGCTGCCTCGCGGCGATTTGCCCCATCCACCGACATCATGCGCCGCTCGACTGCATCCCGGATGCCTTGGCGCGCGTCCTCGGTCATGCGTGCGGTTGCAGCCGCAATGTCGGCCTGAATGACCGGCATGTTCGGCGTAAATCGAACGCCCAATGTCGGCCCGAACCTCTGCCCGTACCGGAGATAGATCGTCATCGCGATAAGCATATACGGCGCGAATGGCCCATCGTCGATATTGAGCGCCGCCTCTACGCCAGCGGCATCCCGCTGCGCAATGGCAATTTCCAGCGCCGGATAATCGACACCCGATTGCATATCGGCAAAGGCCGCAAGCAGGGCTTCCTGCAATTGCGGCCTAAGCTCGTTCAACATGGCATCAAGTTGGCGTTGCGTGGTCATGTCAGGAGCCGGAACAACATCACCATCGTCCAGGCAAAAACGCCCAAGGCCGCGCCAATGACAGCAAAAACTGCGAGTACCGCGACGCTCTTGCCGATAAAATCAGCCATCACACCTTCCTCCGAGCGATCATCATGGCGTCGGCAATACGATATGACCAAGTGGCGAGGTTGGTCACGCCGTCGCCGTCGGTATAATCACGGCGAATATCATCATCGTCCTGCGCCGCAAGTTCACCTTGTAGCGCAGCCATGGCAAAGCGATCCCGTAGGGTCCCCGTGTCGTCTTGCGTCACTTCTTCCCGCGTCCAGTTACCGCTTCTCGCGTGCCAGCAGTCGCGCCAAAGGCAATATAACTCTTCACCATAGTTGTCCGTGATATAGAAGCCGAGATCATCCTCGCGCAGAACCTCATACCGCTTCCATGCGGTTAGGTAATGCGGACACCCTTCAGGCGGAATTGCATAAGTCGGCATTTTCCATTCTCCATCTTGTGAGAATGCCACCATGCCCCCGCAAATTGCCGTTGTCAACGCCTTACGATAAACTTCACCGCGCTATGAACACCCGCCGCCGGGAAGCGCCGCACAGACAGGATTGTAACGGGCACGCCATCAAGTTCGATGACATCCCCCACCTGATAGCCACCAGGGATGCGTTCGGATATGACGTATTCGTCTGTGGCAACCAGCACATTACCTTCGATGGCCGTCCCGACAAGCTCTTTTGATATGCCGAATGCCTGCGCCCGAATAGGGATGACGGTTGCGGTTGGCGCGGCAGGCGGCTCCCATGGATTGACCGGCGTGGCGGCGGGGGTATAGCGAATATACTTGACGCCCACCGCCCCTAGCCCGCCCTGATCAGACGGGGCTAGAAGGTCGTAAACCATGGATGCCATATCGTCGAAGAAGTCTGTCATTTAGGTGTCCCGGATGGCGATGCCTCGGTCAATAATCAACCACACTGCCGCCGTCCGAAGTGAACGTGGCCATCGGGAAATGACCGCCGCGCTTCCAGATTTTCCCATACTTGGCGTTGAGGCTGTATTGCGACGAGCCAGCGACACAATTTTCGAGGAACAGTTCCGGCGTCGATTGATCGACGAGGAAATCGCTGGGTGGCACCGGGCCGCCCACCTCGGTCCATTCCTGCCCATCGAAATCGCTCTCGGTGACAAGGATTTTGGGGGCCACGCGGTAGCCGATGGATAGGGTCGATCCCGATATGGCGTTGGGCGTCATGTTCCGACACTCTGAAAAAACAAACCCTTGCTGACATCCCCACAAAGGAAATCACGCATCAAGCCATTGATGACAGGGTCAATGAAGCCTGTGCTATCAGCCCCATCATCGAAGAACTCGCGCTCGATCACGTCCACCTTCTGCCGCTTGACGCGCGCGCCCGTCGTCACCGGGAACAGGACTGTGGTGCCACCGTCCGCCAGGTATGCAGCGCGATAAAGGGCGGCGAGGAAATTGGCGCCAGTGACATCGCCCGATCCGAAGCAATATGTCGCGTCGAGATAGTCGGACGCCAGTTGCCGCAGCACGGCAGGCACGCCAGCGACGGTCAGCCCGCGTGCGCTAAGGTATGCCGCAAATTCAATGTCCGTGCCGTAAGCCATGCGCCAGCCACCTCAATACTGATTACCCATCATTGCGGGGGCGGCCACGACGCGGGGCATCGCTTTCAGAGGCTGGATTGGCGATCAGTTCGGCACCAGCCTTGGGCACGCCGGAAATGACTTCCACCCGCGATGCCCAGCCAGCAGGCACTTCACTCACTTCGAGTTCGTCGCCAATCTGGTACTCGCCGCTTTCACCTTCGTTCGCCGGCAGGCCATAAATCCCGACGCCGCCAGTCTTGCCGGTGCGCGTCCAGTCGATAAAGCGGATTTTGATCTTACTCACGTCGTGGCCTCCGGGTGAAACATTGTTGCGTGACCATAGCGCATTGTTGCGAATTTGGGAAGCGACTTGACGGGGGTGTAGAATGCAGTCATATGGACGCCACGATCGTAATTCGATCAACGTAGTTTAATCGGAGACGCGGGGGCAGTACCCGCCGCCTCCACCATCTACCAAGCGCCATAGGTGACTTAACGGGTCACAGGCATCACGTAGCTTGCGCTTGGTAGTTGATGGGGGCGAACCAGGATCGATCCGAACGGGCGAAATTGAGCGCGATCCGGAATGGCCCACCGCAACGGGACAGCTGACTTAACCGTCAACGACAACGAGCCGGTAACGGCACTTCGCATCGCAGCCTAACGGCGCGGCGCATCGGCTTGGCCCACCGGGAAACAGAACGGGCCACCAGTTTTCACAAGCACCGTTGGCACGGTGGGGCCGCCCTAGGGTAATGCCGGGCGGCCCAATATACAATTGATGGATAATGGTGATGGGCAAAATCAAATCGAGCAAGCACCTTGTGGCCATTATAAATATGGCGTCCATGACGAGGGTAATTCACAGGATGCGCAGCATCCCAAGGGCGGGTGAATTTATTCAAGCCCCAAACCGGTTAGCCTATCGCGTTGATCGCGTCATATATCCGATGGACCAGACAACCGAATTTTCCGCCGCCCTTGAATGCACACTTATGCATGAGCCGGAGGTGGTTTAGAACCACAAAAAAGGGGCCGCCGAAGCAGCCCCTTTCTCGTAGATCCCTGACGGGAAATCAGGTATTGGTGCTGTAGAAAACACCCGAACGATTGTTGTAGTCCGCCCGGATTTCCAGACCCATGGCACCACAGACATCGAACTGATAGTTCGAGCGGGGGCGATCACGGGGGATGGCAGTGGTCGAGACGGCCATGCCGATCAGGGGGCGGATATATTCCGAGCTAGGCACGAACCCGAAAAATTCATTCTCGGAAAGCTCGTAGCTAACCTCAATCGCCTGAATGCGGCGATTGGTAAGCAGGAAATCGCGGATGGTGCCGCTCTTGAATCCCGCCGAACCCGAATAGGTCTTGTCCCAGCCGCGTGCGATTTCCGGCGATACGAACAGAACCACCTTCGAAGTGATGTAGTTCGCATCAAGCAGAGCGCCGAACGCGCCGGTGAAGAACGTATCGAGCGCATCGGCGGTGGCCGACTTGAGAACGATATTGTTGCCGGAAGCGCCAATATTGATCGACTTCGAAAGCGGGTGCGTGCGGATGCCGTAACCCTGATAGCCCTGGAACACCACCGAGGTATCGCCGTTGAGCGCATAAAGCGCCATATCGCGGCGAATTTTCGCGGTGTGCGCTTCCTGATCGTCCGCCAGTGCATCGAAGTTCTCCGACTGAAGCGTGGACCATTCGCGCCATTCACGACCGAAAGCGGTGTGGAACAGCGGGACCGGGGTGCCACGATAGTCGTAGACCACCTTGTCCATCGCGACGGGAACCTGACCCGACATGCTGCGAACAACCGTGCCGGCATCCGACGAGACGCGGTTGAGGTGGACGATCTTGCCGATGTTCACCGGCTTGGCCAGCGGCATCAGGTACTTCATCCAGACTTCACCCTCGTCGGCGCGCATGACGCGGCGAGTGATGTTGTCCATATCCAGCCATGCGTCGCGCGGCAGGATCGAAGCGGCGTTGGTCACGTATTCTTCGTTGGCATGGAAGAAGTCGCGATCATCGTTGATCTCTTCGAACCATTCCGCGTGCTGGCGGCTGTTGGCGAGGAGTTCAGTGTCGAAGTAACGCATTTTTATAAACCCCTTACGCCGCAGACAGATAGCTCTGCGAACCCGCCGGGCGGATTTTCAGAAGCTGTTCAGAGCCTGAATTGTTGTTGTAAACCTCGTCGCTGTAGGCAACGATCAAGTCCGAAGTGCTGGCGATGGCCAGCGTGCCGGTAGCGCCGGGCGTAAGCGGAGTGCCGATAGCCGTGATGTTCACGCCGTTGGCGATCCGGGCGGCAAGGACGTTATCGCCGCTCATTTCGAGCGCGACCACGCGATCCTCATCCAGCCAGTCGTCATCGACGCCCTTCATGGCGAGGTAATTGTCCTGCACAAGCCAGACCTTGCCCACCGTGGTGGCAGCGGCCAGCGCCCACTTGCCGGACGAAACCACAACCAGACGGCCCGGCTTCAGCGCAACGTCGCCAAGCAGTTCCTTGACCTGCGGCTTGTTGTCATCGACGGGGCCGAGGAAAATCTTGTTGAAACGAGCCATGTTCGATTACTCCCCCTTCGGCGCAAGCGCCATGCGGTCGGTCTTGGACGAAGGCTTGAATGCCCCGTTCACCCGAAACGCAACCGGCGTCTGGACGATGCTGTTAGCCAGCACCGAGAGAACAGCCGTGTCGGCAGCTTCGGCGGTCGCCTGATCAAGCAGCTTCGCTTCAACCACCTTGTTGACCAGTTCGGTCTTCGCGGCGGCGGCAGAAGCCTCGGCGGCATCGGTGATCGGCTTGAGAGCGTTTGCCACGATCTCGGCAACTTCGTCCTTGGTCAGCGCGGGGGCTGCCGTAAGGGCGTCCACCTTCGCGGACAGGGCTTCGAATTGTTCTTTGTCCACGTCTGTGGCCTCCTGGTTAACAACGTCTTCTGGCACGGGTCCGCCGCGAATTACTGCCTCAATAGCAGCTTTGATGCGTTCGAGCAAGGGTGCGCGCAATTTTCGTTCTTCCGCGCGCAATATGCTTTCAAGCGCCCACATTTCATCACGTTCGATGTCGTCCGAAAGGACGCTGTTGATGACGTCCATTTCCTCCCCCGCCGCGTTGACGAACATGCCAACACCTTGCTCGGGCGTGGCTGCGCCGGGTTCGTCTAGGAGCACGGCGTCGTGGTCCAGGACCATGGTTTCAACCTCCCATTCCGCCCCGTCATCACTGTTAGTGAGCGGCTTAAGGGTGGCAAGTAATCCAGTTGATGTATGTATGGGTTTTTGCTTCTCAACAGCCGCAAGAACGCGCTTGCCGCCATCCGATTGATTGGCAAAGGCTACGTCAATAACTTTATCAACATGGACCCTGCCGTTCTCACGCCGGACGTTTTCGTTCCATGCACCTATAAATGTGCGCACCAGCCCCTGCGGATCTTTGGCCGACACAAATTTGCCGTTCAAAACGGGATGGCCAAGCGGGGCTGGTGTGCCCTCAAGCGTGTGGAAGCTATCCGCTATCACTGATGCGGGGTAGCGGATTTTGTTAAGAATGCTGCCGTCAACCAGAGTGGTTGAGGGGACTATGACAACCTTCCGGCCATCGCGAATTTCCTCACGAATTTTACTCGCATTAACGAGTGTGCGGAGGTTAACCCTGACCTGTTTCATCAATCACCTCAATATCCTCTGCCGCTTCAGCCGCATATTCATCCCACCCATCGACTTCCGCCCCCGGCGCGAAGCCAGCGGTCTCCCGGATTTCATCGGGCAGGAACACTAGTTCGTTCTGGTTCTGGTTGTTGATCGTGCTCATCTTGCCGGCGCGATCCAGCAATTCGTCCGGCGTGGCATCAAGCAGCGATGGCCAGCCCACGGTCCATTCACCTTTTGGCAGGGCACCCCAAGCCACAAGGCGACGCACAAAGTCTTCGATTTGCGGGATGGCGAGATTGACGCGGCGCGACATACACGTGCGCGCCCACTCCCTGGCATCCTCGGTGCTGGCGCGCTCGCCAGTGATGTTGCCGACAAGCACCTTGTACGGGATTTGCATCGAAGCCGCGAACGACTGCGCGTTGACCTCGAAAAACTCTTTCGGCTGCGGCAGCGTGATGGTCATCGGGCTGACCTTGAAGCCACCAAGCATCAACGCCTTGTCGAAGCCGCCTTGGAAATCGTCAACCTGCTCATTGATCTTGTCGAGCGCTTCGCTGTTGCTGTGGGCACCCATCATCGCCCGCGCATCGGCAGGCGTCAATCCGACGGGGGCCTCAATGATCGGTGCGCCACGGCTGGACTTCCAGAAGCCTTCGCCACCCGCGCCCTTGATCTTTTCGACATCGACGAGATCGTTGAACCCCGGCTCCAAGTCGGAACGCCCGTTGATCGTGCCGTCTTCCGACCATATTAGCACACGGCTCGGGTGGATTTTGACCGGCGATTGTGGCTTGGACGCAATCTGCCGATTGTCACGAACGTTATGTTCGTTGAAATCATACATGAGCGGCTGGGCATATGTCTCGGACGCGGGATTACTATCCCATTCCGCGACCTGCAACTGGCCTTCCCATGCGGGGATAATCCCGGCCACATCATCGATCGAGCGGATGCGGCCCACAGGCTTATCGAGCGTCAATCCATCGCGTAGCAGGATGATGCCGCCAGCATAGGCCCCCACCATCCCGCGCCGGTCCACCTGCATCAATGCGCGCCAAAGACCGATCTTCGCGAAGTGCTTGGCGATGACCTGTTCAAGCGGGGTGTCGGCAGGCTTGTCCGGCTGCTGCCAAAGGGCCGGCAATTCCTCCCAGGTCTTGGCGACAGTCTTGTCCACAGCGGCGGCAGCAAGGCTGTTGCGCGTGTAGATCGCGTGGAAATCGTTGAACTCCAGTTCGCGCTTCCAGCCATAATCGAGATAGTGATCATGCTTGGCCGTGTATGCCCAAGGGAATACACGAGACAGGCGGTCCCGAATGGCTATGGAGATGGACATGCACGCTTGTTAGCGGATATTTCACGCTGGCGCAAGATTGTTGCGTAGCGTCAATCCCGCGTCATGATCCACGATTGCGGTCCAACGCTTTCCATCGCGAACGCCATCACAACCGCATCGGCCAGATTGTGTGATGGCACGCCGCGCTTTTTCAAATCCTTTTTGCTCTCGACCTTCATGCGCCCGTTGACGCTTTCACGGCGGGGCTGGCTAAGCTCGGCTTGCAGCTTGGTGCGCAAAGGCAATCCCGATGGGATGGAAATCAATTGATCGGGATCATATGGCAGCCCATTGCGCGCCTGCCAGGTATTGCGGAACCGATCACCAAGCATCCCCCATCCCTGGGCCTTGAGATTGGCAAACATGTCGCCATGCGACTTGCCCGGCTGATACTCCCGATCGGCATCATGCGGGCTTTCACTGGCCGTCCAACCCCGATAGTCCCCGTCCGGGTCCAGCCGCCTAAACTCTCCCGGCACACTGGCGCCCACACCGATATCGTCGATGTTGAGCACGTCCAGTCGCTCCCGCATCACGATCGGCAATGCATAAGCAGCCGCAGAGTTCGGGTTCTCGTCCTGCCATTCTTCCAGGCCAGCCAGCACCTGACCATAGCGCCATGCCAACGCATTGGGGTCATTGGCCTTGGGCGCGATCACGTCACCCTCAACGCCGCCAGACACGTCCATGCCGCCAATGCGCCCGCCGCCCGTAGGGAAATCAGGGATATGGATATGGGCGTCGATTGCGGCTTCGATCCATTGGGGTTTGATGATGGCGAGTGCATTATCAGCCACCGGCTCACCAAGATAGACGTGCCGATATAGCTCCGGATCGACCGCCCGCATCAATTCCGCGTCGTCAGCCAGTTCCCGAGGGAAGAACGGATTGTCGGTATAGTTGACTTCCAGCGTTATGCAGTACGGCTTGCCGTGAAGCTCGGTCGGATAAATAGGATCCGTGACAAACGATTGATAAATGAAATCAAGCGGCGATGCGGGGTTAAAGCAAACGTATATCTCTGAACCAGCCTTACGCATGGTCGGGACCAGCGCGTTCCAGCTATCCTTTGTAATGCTCTCGCCTTCGTCGATAAACGCGGCATCAAAATTGCTAAATCCCTTCAACTTCTGGTTTTGCAGACGCTTGGAACTGGCGCGCAAGCCGGAAAACTTGAAGCAGCCGCCAGAGGAGGGGCAAGTAATCTCTGTTTTCGTGATGACGAAAAACCGCCCCAGATTGCGGCGGTCGATCTCTTCAATGATCTCCTGGTAGGAACTTTCCGCGATGGCTTCCATCAATTCCCGGAAGCAAACTACACGCCAACCCGCCCACATCACGTTGTTAACGAGGATGGTTATGACCGTGCGTGTCTTAGACGATCCGCGACCACCTCGGGCCACCTTGAACCTTGCGGGCTGTAGGAACGGGCGAAAGATTGCGGGTATCGGGCAATCAAGGATTGGATCGTCGGGCTTAGGCGCTGTCGCCATTATCCTTATCCACCATCTTGTAAACCGGGGCGCGGGTCAGTGTGCCGTCGCTGTTTGTCACGTCCAGCTTATCCGCAAACGCCTGCACATTCACATGCTTGCCGACAAGCTCAAGGCCCTTCGCCGCGCCAGCAGCGTTGAACTCGAATAGCGGATTGCCTTCGCCATCATAAATCTGATCGCCCTTGCGATCAGTGACAGGCGACACCTCCTGCATGCAACGCTCATGCAGCTTAACTGCCTGCCGAAGCACATAGTCAGCATCAATCTGCGTGCGCTCTGAGCGAGCCTTGAAGGCTTCGGCAATCGCACTAGCGATATAAGGTTTGCTAAGGTTCTCATGCCCTATAGCGTGAGCAGTATCTTCGCTGTAGCCCGCACGAATAGCCGCCTGAGTTGCGTTCAAATCAATCAGGTATTCTTCAATGAAAGCCTGCTGCTTGGCGGTCAGAGCCATCACACAGCCACGTATTCGCCATGACCACGTTCGTTCATTGCATGATGAATTTCATCGCAATGAACTTCGTAATCCTCGTGATCCCACATCTGCTTGAGACGGTTCGTCGTCATGCTGCGGAACCAATCCAGATCAGCGCCGGGAGGAACGATGGGGCGGGTGTTGCGAGCCAGTCCACGCAACCTCTCTTCCGCATACGACATTCCATCACTCCAATCCATCAGTGGTTGCAGGGGCGGCAATCTCGGGCGGATGGAGGACGCCCTCGACTGCAACACTCGGGAACCAAAGCTCGACCATGGCCCCTGCAATTCGCTTGATAGCCTAACCGGCCCGTGCGGTCAAGCGCTTCGTTTCAGCCATCCCCGGATGACGGTGCGGGACACCTGCGGCACGAACCAATTGATTGATCCTCTGCCGGGA